ATGAACCCGTATTACCACTAGTACCTGAACTACCTGTTTGTCCTGAAGTACCAGAACTTCCTGAAGTACCCGATGAGCCGGTAGAACCGGATGTTCCACTACTACCAGATACACCCGATGTACCTGAACTTCCATTCTGTCCAGACGTACCGGAAGAACCCGTGTTACCTGATGTACCAGAACTACCCGTGAGTCCTGCAGTACCAGACGACCCAGATGTACCTGAACTTCCACTACTACCAGATACTCCAGAAGTACCAGAACTTCCTGTTAAACCTGATGTACCACTACTACCCGTAGACCCACTTGTTCCAGAGGAGCCGGTGTTACCTGATGTTCCCGATGAACCTGTGTTTCCAGATGTACCAGAACTACCTGTAGAACCCGATGTTCCCGATGAACCAGTGTTTCCTGATGTTCCCGATGAACCAGTGTTTCCTGATGTTCCTGATGAGCCCGTGTTACCTGATGTACCCGACGAGCCCGTGTTTCCGCTAGTACCAGAAGAGCCAGTTATACCAGACGTACCCGATGACCCGGTTATACCAGATGTTCCACTGCTTCCTGTTTGACCCGATGTACCTGAACTTCCAGAGTTTCCACTAGTTCCTGAAGAGCCTTGCGTACCTGATGAACCTGCTGTACCAGACGACCCCGCAGTTCCACTACTTCCGTTCTGACCAGAAGTACCAGAAGAACCAGTGTTTCCACTTGTTCCGGATGAACCAGTGTTTCCAGAAGTTCCAGAACTACCAGTAGAACCCGATGTTCCCGAGCTACCATTATTTCCTGATGTACCTGAACTTCCTGATGTTCCACTTGAACCTCTAGTTCCGGATGACCCCGATGTTCCAGATGACCCTGTTGAGCCGGATGTTCCTGATGAACCAGAACTACCACTCGTACCCGATGACCCACTTTGACCTGATGTACCAGAACTTCCATTCTGTCCGCTAGTCCCTGAACTTCCTGCCGACCCGGCCGTACCCGATGACCCCGTTTGGCCCGATGTACCTGAACTACCTGCCGTACCACTTCCACCCGCACTTGCATTTAAGGCGTATGAAGCAGTAACCGCATTTTGTGCCCAACTTGCGGTACCAAAATATCCTGCTGACGCGGTAAACCCCGTCGCAGTTATTGTATTCACGGCAATTATATTACTAGCGTATATGTTTTGTTTTACACCCAATCCACCGGAAACAATTAACGCACCAGAACCAGTATTTGCTGCGGTGGTTGTATTTGCTATTATAATAGCATTTGTCGTTGTTGCACCTAAATCTGTTACATCTTGTAAATCTTGTAATGTTGGACCTGGGTCAAATGTTGGGTCTGATTGAAGTACCCACGACCCCACGGATTGACTAACATAATAAATATATGTTTTACCTGTGGTATCATCGTACCACAAAGACCCTGTAGTTGGATTACTTGGAGCACTTCCACTAATAATTACGTCTGCACTAGTTCCACTAGTACCGGCACTTCCATTCTGCCCAGAAGTGCCAGAAGAACCATTATTACCCGAAGTACCGTTTGAACCATTTATACCAGAAGTACCAGAACTGCCAGTAACTCCACTGGTACCCGATGAGCCAGAACTACCTGATGTTCCTGACGAGCCTGTAGTCCCACTTGAACCGGTTGCCCCCGATGTTCCTGATGAACCAGTATTTCCCGATGTTCCTGATGAACCACTAGAACCTGTCGTACCTGATGTACCAGAAGAGCCACTATTACCGCTTGTACCAGAACTACCAGCAATTCCACTGGTACCCGATGTACCTGAGGGAGTAATTGCATACGAGGCAGATACCGCGTTAATAGACCAACTACTTGTACCAAACAACGACCCGGTAATTCCTTCTGTGACGTTAATTGAACCACTAAATATTGCTGGTCCTATATTTGTAAGAGTAGATGAACCTGATACAATAAGTGAACCTGTGATTATCTGGTTACCGACAAATGTGTTTGACCCCGTGGTGGCAAATATATTATAGTTTATTACTTGTACAGAAGACGATACCAATCCATTCGGTTTATTTGATATGTCATCCCATGTACTTGCTGCGCCACTAACATATGATGCAGTTAATGCAAAACTTGCATATGAAGCAGAATCAATTGAGCCTGATAATGATAATGCCGTTAATGCGTATGATGCGGTGTTTGCAATGTTTGCAAAATCTGCGTATGTGTTAAACGACCCCGTACGCAATGTTGTAACGGAGTTTGGAGTTATATTTACATTGTACTGGTCACTATCAAGAATTTTTACGGAGATGTTTGGTACATCTACCGTTAAGTTTTCATCGTTTGCTTCTCGTATAATGACTCGGATGTTCGGTACTCCTGGAACCAAGGTCATTTATTATCTCGTTGCTGTTGGACGAACGACAAAATATCCTTCAAGGACACGACGAGTAATAGAACCACTCGTCATATTAATATCGTATACGTATTTTCTTTGACTAAAAGTTACGGTTTGTGCGGGACTTAATTCTACGTAAAAACTTCCAGATGTTTGTGGAGTAATTTTTGTAATAGTAAATGCGGCGGCAACTTCGTCTGTAGTAAAGTTTTCACGGACTTGTCCAGTAAAAGAATAATTTGTAATATCTAAATATCCACCAGTATCCGCATTTTCAACAGTCGCTAATACCTTGAAAGTTTCCCCTTGACCAATATTAAATTCAGTGATTTCTGCCATAAGTTATCTCGGAAAAATATACCTTACTATAAGTATCAGAAAGTATCGGTATATAACAAAAAACCCCACGGTTGACCGTGAGGTTTTTATATTTTACTACACTATTAGTAGTTGAGGATGCAATAGTCTGGTTGGATTGTCATCGTAATTCCGATTGGGTCGTCCTTATCCCATGTCAACTCACCAAATTCAACTTTAGTGATTTGTGCACCCTTAAGAATCCATTCTTCAACCTTGTCACCAACTGGACCTAATACGTTAATGGTAATATCTTTCTTGTAGAATTCTGCATATCCGTCACGACCTGTAACTGATTCGTGGTGAAGACGAACCCATTCCATTACTGCTTGTGCTGCGGATGGAACTACAGGGTCATATAGTTCTACCGTTACAACACCCCAAACACTACGACCTTTTACATACCGTTGTAGGTTGATATGATTCAATGATTTAGCATCTTGAGTCAATACTGGACGATTTGTGGCGCGAATAACATACGCAGGTATACCTTCAATATACATGACATATCTATTTTGTGTTTTTGGTTCAAACGCAGTAAAGAACAGTTCTTGTTCGTTGACCAGTTGTGGCATATTACTCTCCAAACATAATTTGAGATTTTATATAAATAGTCTTTTATTAAAAAATAACCAGATTTGACACCACCTAATTAGATGGTGTCAAATGTTGCGCCCGTTGGAAGAATGTTGAAATCAAGCTTGATAAATTCTGCGGTACGGGTTGGTTGGAGATAAATTGCTCCAGCCAAGATATTACGGTCAATAATATCTGGTGTGTTATTTGATTCATCCATGACAACACGGAATGCGGTTAATCCTGAATTTTGTTGAATACTTGCTAAATATGGATTGACAATGTTCAAGAAACGATTACGTGTTGCTTCAGTATTTTGTTCAAAGACCAAGTAACGTGCTGAACTTGCGATGAATTTCTTAACTGTGATAAGAAGACGACGAACGTTCACACGGTCAAGTGCTGATGACCGACGTTGTAATGTCTTTTGTCCCCAGACGCAGATACCTTGTCCTGGAAACTGTGCAATTGGATTAACTTTACTTTCGTATAGTGTATCACGTTCCATTTGTGTTAATCTAGTCTTAACACCCACTGCACCCGGAATACCACCACGATTCAATCCTGCCGGTGCAAACCATTCTGCACCAACGTTATCACTGTATGCATACACCTCTGGAAGAACAACTGATGGTGGTGCCCAGATAAATGTTTGTGTATTTGTGTCTTGAATACGTACCCATGGATAGTATGTTGCCGCATAGTTTGTATCTAAAGTACGTGCCGTACTAGCAACTGTTGATATTGATGCGTTTAACGTGTCCATATCCATGATATAGAAGCAGTCTCCACGACTTTCACATAAATCAATTGCATATTGTGCAATATAGGAATGTTGTGAATATAGTACACCAGGTATCACCAAAAGATTCATGTCAACACTATCTGGATTAGATAGGGTTCTTAGGGCTCTCTTATATTCTGCCGAACCAGATGATAACGCACTTGATAAATTAAATCCTTGTGTATTTGTGTTTGTTATTGCTGGACCCATGGCTATTTGTCTGGCCGGGTTAAGTCCACTGAATCCACCTTGGAATGGTACCGCAAAACTACGATATCTTGCTGCCGTACTTGTGGTATCTTCCAACGATAGACGGTTGCCTGCGTATTCCGTTGCACCAAGACTAGATGTAAGATTGAATGCACTTCCGACTGTTAAGGAA